GAGCATTTCTTAGAAGTGTATCGAGAAAAAAAGCGGCTGCTAAGTGAGCGGGAGGCGATCAGGGGGGTGCCTGTGCGAATGATAGATAACCTTGCGGTATTGTACGCCGTGTATGGGATCTTTGAGCGGGAGGGGATTTTTCCATTTTGGCAGGAGGATATGGAGCGGCATTTTGATTCCCTGATAGAGAACCAAAGGCGTAAGATAGAGAGCGACTCGGTATATCAACGGTTTTGGGATTGCTTTATGGTGTGCATGCGCCTCACGCAAGGGGAGCGCCTGCAAGTGGATACGAACCTACGGGCTGAGGGCGGGAGTATATACTTTAACTTCAGTACTGTATATAGTATCGTACAGCGCCAATGGTTTGTCCAGTACCGAGAGCAGGCGCCTGGCAAGAGTGAGATGCGCCGACAGCTCAGGGAGGACAGCAGCTATATGGGTGAGGAGAAGAGTATCCGTATTAACACCAACATCAACAGCCCTACCAGTGCTATGAAGATAGACATTGGCAAATTGCGTATTCGTGAGGAGCTATTGGCAGAGATAGAGGTGCAGACGATGCGTTTGTTCCCGACACAGATGTCGGGAGCAAAAGAGAGTGAAGAGACTATATTTTAAAAACTAAAGCGATGATAAAGTATCATGTATTCGACAGTATGCGAGATCTATTGCCTATATGGGCATATCTGAAAAAAAGCTACACCTATGTGGTGGGCTTGTACCGCGAAGGTTCCCTTATAGGCTGTCATGTGGATTCTCCAAGGAATCCTGTAGGATTAGAGCAATTGGTAAAAAGTGTCTTTGATATATTTCCACCACGATTGGAGGATATACAGGACTATGTAGAGAAACATGCTACCCGTATAGAATACAGCTACGAGGATTCGGTAACAGGGTATGATGAGGAAGAACGCCCCATTAAGAATGTAAGGATAAAGGGTAAGAGTGAAGAGCTACCACTAACAGATGAAGAGTAACCAGGGATAAATAAAAAAGATATGGAAATAAAACTATTACTACCAAAGTATTTACTGAAATACATGCGCAAGATGTATGGAGAACCGTATCAGCTCAAGGGTGATAATGATGTAGGCTTGTATCTCTTGCATATCTTGGAGCGCAAGAGTATGGCCTCAGAGTACAAGTATCACCCCCGTAGTGGAGAGCTACATGCTTATCGAATAGCGGTGAATGCTTCTCAGTATGAGAAGAAGGGGTGTATTCTCTCTCAGGAGAAAATAGGATTGGTGCTCAAGTATATAGACCAACACTTCCGGAGAGAACTGTACACACAAGCAGTGGTGAACTATCATCAGTTTCAGATACCTTACAAAGATACGATCCTAAAGCGCTTGGAGATGTATGACATAGAGGAAAGCGACCTGATGTACGAGACCCTCCGCAAAGACTTTAACAGAAAAAAGGGGAGTATAGAGGAGAGACTGATTAAGAATGAAGAGTGAAAAGCTCTCACCAGTAGGCAAAAAGTGAATAAGTAATATTAAAAATTTTAAATAATGCCCATGTATTTTATTACAAAGAAAGAAAGTGAAACTGGTAAAAAGTTTCAAAAGATAATGGAAAAATTAAAGGTTTGTCTTGAAGATCAAGAAGCATTAGCTGAAAAATACGGCTTCACCTCGTTCAGGAGAGTTCGTTGGGAAGTAGCAGGAGGAATCACCTCTGTAACATTCCACAAATGTGCAATTGTAGATGTCAAATTATGGAAGTTAGTTAATAAAGGCAAGAACGAATATAAGCCTCGATTGAATACCAAAGAGGGGAAAGCGCTACAAGCCGAGTTCAAACAAGCCACTGTTATCACCAAGGGAGAACTCAATGCCTGTATAGGTTGGGGGGGAGATTTTATTAACTGTATAGGACTTGATTGGAATAATGATGAATACTTTTGCTTTTTTATCGAAGAAGATTGGACAGATGTTCCCATTCCTGCTGATTGCACAGAGATAACGACCTCTAAATACAGAGAACTTTTTAAAAGGAAAAATGATTAACGGTGAATTTGTGAAAGATGAAAGATAAAATATTAGGGAAGCTCTCTATTGAGCTGATAAAAAAAGAAGATGATAAATATAGTGTTGCGCTAACATCAGAACTCAATGACACACAAATAGGTGTGATAACAGAGATATTATATCGAGCGCATAAAGGGGAATTTGAAGAAAAAAGTCGTAAACTGACAGAGAAGACAATAGACGACTTGTCAAAGATTCTGTATGTATATGACCGAAAAGTAAAAGGTGAATGGATACCTTATAAAGAGTTACAAGTGAACCCCCTAACCCTCGAAGTCCCCGAAGGGGGGACGAGGGACGACGATTAAAAATTATAGAGAATGAAAATATACATATCAGGAAAGATAACAGACACGGATATTGAGCAGACACGGGAGAAGTTCCACGAGGCATGTCAGTACTTGATCGCGATGGGACAAACTCCTGTTTCTCCTCTTGAGAATGGGCTGCCCATTGATAGCCCTTGGGAACAGCACATGCTCAGAGATATAGAACTCCTCATGGGGTGTGGGGGTATATTCCTCCTCCCTGACTGGAAGGAAAGCCGAGGAGCTCGTATCGAGCATGCTATCGCAAAGGAATTAGGATTACTGATCCTATCCATGTCATAACTAAACAATAATAGGAAGGAGGTAAAAATCATGAATGACAATCCACATCCACTAAGTAGGCAATTGGGGGAAGAGCTTTCTCAATGGCTCGTTGAGGTAGCTGAAAAGATCTCCGCAGAGAAGAATTTTCAAAAAAGGCTATCAAGATTCCCAAAAGAGATAAAAAAAGCTAAGCTCTTGGATTCAGATGATCAGGAGTTTTTAGAAGAAATTTTTGATTACATGCTGGATATATCCTTTATTGTCAAAGAAAATAAAGAGGAGTTAGCGGATATCTATGAGGCTTACAATGGATTGTAAGCGGTTACCTGCTTAAAGCGTCCTTTCCTAAATGGGAAAGGGCGCTTATCTTTGCCTATAATCTAAAAAAATGAGTTACGAATTGTGTAATATAGGGGAGGATTTCACACGCGAGATCCGCCATGTGCTGCTCTTTGACGCGGCGAGCTTTACCTTTAACCAAAATCTTAGGGCGCTGACCCCCGATCCGAATGCTGCCCTTGTAAAACTCCGAGTGGCTCACCCCAGCGGCTACAGCCGTAAGATAAGCCTCAAGGAACAAAATCATAATGACTACTTCGATATGAAGGTTACTTTTCCTGTGTATGAGCTGAGCAAGGAGGTGCGGCTGAAGCTAATCTCCATGCACAAAAAGCGCAAGTATGTGGTGGCCTTGGTGTCGGCTCAGGAGATGCTCGTGGTGGGTAACCATAGGGAGCCCTTTAGCCTTACTATAGATGACAACATCGTAGACAATGGCTCGGGGAAGGATCTCTTTACCATTAGCCTGACGGGGCAAACGATCATCTTCCCTACTCTGGGTAAAATAACCGAGAAGTTCCGAGTATTATTGTTCTTGCCACCAACCAATTAAGGAAAGAGGGAATTAATCATTGTTGGCATTAATCATTATAAAAGCTGTCCTTTGGGGTGTGTAAGGGGTATATTACCTTTGCCGTAAATAAATACTAACCACAAATCTCTAACAACTAAAAAAATGATCCTATCAATAGAAAAAGAATACCTATTCTCCATCATTCCTGCGCTTGTAAAGGGTTTTAAGGACAATACTTTTGCGGCTTCTGAGAAGCTGGAGGAGGATTACGAGGCTAAGCTGGAGATACAGGCACGTAGTGGGAGTGCCAGTGGGCGGGATACTTTCCCCGTAGTGGTGGATATATATGGGGCGATCGTCAAGCATACGTCCTATGACTATATAGGTACTCAGAGCTATGGGCGCTACCTTCGGCAGTTGGACGCGCACCCAAGTGTATCGGCTATCATATTAGACATAAACAGCGGTGGGGGTATGGTCTCAGGCACAGCGGAGCTTGCCCACATCATCAGAGGGATAGAAAAGCCCATCGTAGCCTATACCAATGGGTATATGTGTAGTGCAGCTTATTGGATTGCAGCAGCCTGCGATAAGGTAGTCAGTAGCCCCTTTGCCGATGCGATAGGAAGCATTGGCACTATGCTACATACGCAAGACTACTCGCAGATGTTCGAGAAGTGGGGCGCCAAGATCTATGAAGTGTATGCCCCTGAGAGCAGCGAGAAGAACAAGCTATGGCGGGACTTGGTGGCAGGAGATGATACCTTGGCTAAAGAACGGCTTAGTGAGTTGGCTAAGAGCTTTATTAGCTCCGTGCAGGCGTACCGAGCAGCCATCAAGGACGACGGGCGCGTGTTCAAAGGGGCTGTATATTCCCCTAAGGGTGCGCTGGAGGTAGGCCTTGTAGATGAAATAATGAATTTGGAAACTTTAATAAAAGAAATATGAAATACGTATTGTTATCGGCGCTCTTGGGGAGTGCCTTAGAGGAAAAAAAGCCGCTCTTTGGGGGTGAGGCCTATGTAAGCCTTACCGCTTCGCAGCTGGCCAAGGTGGAGGCAGCCCTTGCTGAGAAGAAAGAGGCAGCGACTGCGGAGCAAGTGGCCGCCCTTGAGCAGGAGATTGCCACGCTGAAGGCTGAAAAAGAAAAAGTCGCCACAGAAGGCAAGGCGCTGAGTGAAGCCCTTGGCGAGGCGATGGCGCTTAACAGCTTAAAGAGTCAAGGGGACGCAATCGCTGACATTGCTGCCCTTGGGAAGACTTGCAAGGAGTATGGGGAGAAACGTCCCGTACATACCCAGCCAAGTAATGACGGGCGTGAACAGCAGAGCGGGGACGAAGTAGTGCGAATGGAAGATGCACACAATCAGCTGTAAGAACAATTTAGAATAACAACTTAAAAGTAAGAATATGGCAAGAAATATTGACATTGAACAAATCAAAAATGAGTTGGTTCGTTATGGAAAGAAAAATCCTTTTGAGCTACAAGCGGCGATTCTTTCGGATAAAATCCTACTGAACCAATTTGCTAAGACTTTGCCAAAGGTCAAAGGGGAGTATCATATCCCTTATGTACTAATGACCAATGTAGTGCAAGCCTTTTCGGATACTTGGACTCCGTATGGTAAGGTTTCTTTTGGCAAGAAATTGCTGAAGAACTTCCAACAGAAGATGAACTTTCAGATCAACCCATACGAGGTGTATGATAGCTGGGTAGAAGAACTATACGAAGAGGAGAAGAAACCCAATGAAATGCCTATCAGCAAGTACATCATGCGTATGGCGCAGGATAAGATCATCTCCGACTTGAATGTGGTTTCAGTTGTAGGGAAGTACGATTCTACTCAGATAGGAAGCACTACTCCTGACTACACCAAGACCATGGATGGAATCAATGAGGTAGTTACCAGAGCCGTGGCGGATACAGAAAACCCCGTTTTCTTGATCCCCGTGGATTCCTCCGCTACCATAGTGGATAGGGTAACGAAGTTTGAAAAAGGCTTGCCAGACCAAGGGAAAGTAAGCACTATCTTCCTCTCCTTGGAAGAGTTCAACGACTATGTAGAGGCACGTGAGACCCCAGCCAACCAGTACATAGACTTCAAGGATCCACAGCGCGGCAAGACGAAGTACGGCCGTACCATAGTGGGAGTACCAGGATTGAAGAAAGGGCGTATCATAGCGTGGTACGATGGGAACTTCTTCCGCTTGTACGATCGCAAAGACAATCCCGCACTATTGGACGATGTGCAAGTGCAGGACTATGTAGTGAAGCTCTTCTCTCAGTGGCACTTGGGCTACGATTTTGCGGTGAACCAGTACCTATTCGTAGAGACTGCCGATGCCAGCAAGCACAGAGGATTGAACAATGATTCGCAGAACAAGCTGTTCTATCCAAACCTATTTTTATAATTAAATAGATAATATATGGCAAAAGATAATAACGAAAACAGAGAACTGACCCTTGAGGAGCGCGAGGCGCTCCTTGAGGATCGCTCCTCGGAGCTGAGCGCCCGCGAAGCAGCTGTGGATCGCAAGGAATCAGAACTGAATGACATCGGTACGGAGCTGGAGGCACGAGAAAAAGCCCTTGACCAACGTGAGCAGGCCCTTGACGAAAGGGAAAAAGCGCTTGCCGAGAGAGAAGCCACTCAAGAGGGTGCAGGCGCCCCCAAGGTATTGGAGGAAAAGAAAGCAGGGCACGCCTTTTCGTTTAGAGGAAGACAGTACCAGTTTGCCGACGACGCACCTTCACTGATCCTATTCGGTGGGGAGCGCTACACTCAGGAAGAGCTAGCGGCAGATGAGGAAGCACTGGTGCAGCTTATAGGCGGGGGAAGCGCGCTTATAGTGGCTATCCCCCTAGCCCCCGAAGGGGGAACTAGTGATTAGTGGTTAGACGACAGTGGACAGAGGACAGAGGTCAGAAGTCAGTAGACAGAGGATAGAAGACAGTGACTAATGACAAGTGACTAACGACTAATCACTAACAACTAACCACTAACAACTAATAAAAGAATAAACTAAAAAAATAGAAAGAAATGGCAACAAATTGTTTCGATAATGCTCCATTTGAGAGCTTGGACAGCTGTCCAAATGACGAGGTGAGTGGGGGTATCAGTACGCGTATACTCTATGCCCCCATTGCCTTCCTTGACAAGTGTACTCTCCCGCCTAACACGGGGGAGCTGGGCAAGGCTAACACCATAGAGGACGGGAACCTGACCCTTATTACGGGGAAAACCTTTAAAGGGATTGATGTACAGATCAACGAGAACGAACTGAAGACGAGCCTTGTGGGCAACGCAGGGAACAAGAAGGCAAAATCAGACCTTGAGGTAAAGATTCCACGCTTTTCGGACAAGGTGCTTGACTTTGTCGGGCGCTACAAGAACGTGCCTATGATCTTTGTTGTTCCTGATGCAGTAGGTACTTTGTGGGTAGTGGGAACGAAGATTAACCCTGCCTTTATGGACTCGGCCGATGCTACTACAGGCAAGAAGGCCGAAGACGATTCAGGGGTAACACTGAAGATCACCACCAACTCCAAGTTGTACAAGTATGCAGGAAGCATTGCTGAGGCATAATGATTAATGATTAACGATTAATGCTCAATGATTAATGGCAAAGGATCAAGAAAATAAGAACATGGCGACTACTTCCCCCTTAGAACAGGGGGAGGTAAAGCGCCTAAAGCCTAATCTGGAAGAGTGCTTCGAGGTGCTGCTCCCTGGAGGGCGTGTATACTACACTGGGGAGAAGGAAGTACAAGCAGGGTTACAGATCATAGACCTCTCGCGGGTGCCGTACAATGCCTTGGTACTATACATCACGGGGTTTAAGTACTTGGCACTGAAAGAGGGTGCTGTAGCGCTCTTCTCGGAGCTGGGCGCAGCAACCCTTGAGAAGCTCATCGCCCAAAAGCGGGAGCACTACCCCAAGGATGTGCCGTACTTGGAGCGAGCGCTGCAAAGAAAACGACAAGTGACAAGTGAAGAGTGAAAAGTGAAAAGTGAAGAGTGAAGAGTGACTAATGACTAACAACTAACAACTAACAACTAACAACTGACATTATGGATTATAAAGCTCAATATAGGGAATTGGTTAATGATTTGGAACGCCTTGGAGGAGATCTTCGAGGCGTTCCTCGCTACTATTCCTTAGAAGCAGAAGCAAAGGTAAGGCGACTTATCAAAGAGCGATCCGCCCAGCCCACTTGTGCGCCTGAATCACAATCCACCTCCTCAAGTGGGGTGACTCCACAGAGCGGAGAGCCCCCGCAGACAAGCGGGGAGCCAGCAAAAAAGGCGGATTTTATTGCCGATTATCCTGTGGCACTGCATGGGGTGTATAGGGCTAAGCAAGAGGCGTGGCTCCGTGCCTGTTCGCTGAAACTTACACTGAATACCATACCTATGGAGGACGAAGGCAAAGCATGCGAGATACAGCGACAACTCTGGCAGCTCTTTGAGACGATGGACAACTACGATGTGGTGCTGCAATATTGGCGGGATCATAAGAAAATCCTTGAGCCACAAAAGGAGGATTACAGCCAGCTTACCCCCGTGGAGCTGGTGCAGCGCCGTAATACACTCCGCAGTAATATCGTATCACGAGAAAAGAGCTTGGCCAAGTGGGAGGAACAAGTGAAGAGTGAAGAACTAAGAGTGAAGAGTGAAGGAGGAATGACCGTGAGGAGCTTATGGGTGCTCAATGAGAAGATCGCCAGAAAGCGCGAGGAAGTGGAACAAATGAAACTACAAGTGAAGGAAATAGAGGGGGTAATGGATAGTGGTTAGGAGGGAGTGGTTAATTTTTTCCAAAGTTGTCCTTTTAATTTTTTTGTATCTTTGCTCTCAAAATAACTCTAACGGGAACTTATCGTGAAAGTTGTTCTGCTAAATTAGGAAAGAAAGAGTGAGGATTGGTAAGGAATAACAAAAAGATTTTTAAGTAGCCTTGCAAGAAATTGCAGGGCTTTTTAGTGGGCATCCCTTCCCGTAGGCTCTGAAGGGAAATAGTGGTTAGTGATGAAAAGATCTGTCCTTTGTATTTGCTAATGATAGTAATACCTTTGCCCTATCAGAAACAAAGGATCTTTGTTTTTGGAATTGTTATAAGTTTTACTTTGCCAGAGTTTTACTTTGGCAAAGTTTTCTCTTATTCAATTTTGGCAAAGATTCTTGTAAAAACTTATAACAATGGACAAAGAATGTTTTTTATCTTTCAATGGAAAGAGTATCTACTTTAAAGAGGTATCCAGTGAATATTGGATTGCTATTAAACCTATCTGTGAAGCGTTAGAAGTAGATTATATTCGTGCTTATAAAAATCTTTCAGAAGATGATTTGTTGAACCGTATATTGTCTAAACAGACAATATACGACAAATCAAATAGGCTTCAAGAGATGGTTTGTTTGCCTGAAAAATATATTTATGGCTGGATATTTTCGTTAAGGTCTCGTTCGGGAGTATTAAGGGAATACCAGCTACAATGCTATGACATTCTTTTTAACTATTTCAATGGTGCCCTTATAGGGAGGAAAAGACTATTGCAAAAACAAGAAACTACCCAAAAGGAAATAGATAAGATAGAGCAGCAACTGAGAGAAAACGAACAATATACAGCACTTATGAAGCTCAAACAAGAGCATCAGCGCCTTAGGAAGCAACTTAAAAACATAGATAAACAAACCATTGAGAGGAACCCTTCTCTTTTCTAAGTTAGTCCTTCCGTTTGCAAGGGGCTACTATTGTCTAAACAGACAATAGTAGAGGGACTAAATAGACAAAAAAGGGGGCGTGTGTTGTCTAAATAGACAATACACGGGGGTCTAAATAGGTAAAAAAAGGGGCGTGTGTTGTCTAAACAGACAATACACGATATATCCCAAGGCGTTGAAGACTGCTCTTTTTTAGTGACAAGTGACAAGTAAAAATTTTTCGTAGAAAATATTTGGTAGTTTCAAAAAATGTCGTACCTTTGCAATGTTCCAATAAGAGCAACACTTGTTTAAAGTTGCAAAATACCATTATAAACCCATATCCGTGAAGGTGTCGTATAGCCGTAATGCTATACAAACAAATGCGTAAGCTCTTGTTGGAACAACACCCACTCACGGATTTTTTTATTTTTATCTTATGTTCCAACAAGAAAAAACAACCGTAGATACTATGCCTATAATGGAGGCGTTGTATCCCCAAAAACCACAGGCGCCCCGCTCCAAAGGGTTATTGGAAGACCTCTATGAGGAGGTAGCCAAGGAGTATTTTCAAGAGATCATGAAGGAAGCCCATGGGGAATGTGTGGTGAAGGTAGGTTCCAAGAAGAACAGCTATACCGGAAAGATTACCGATGAATGGCGTATCTGTGCGCTCCATCAGGAGGGCAAGGGGAAAACCTTTGCCACAGCTGTACTCTCGCTCTATGGGGCTATCACTTATGCTAAAGTAAAGGAAGGAGGTGTGCTATGAAAGGAAACACACTACCACGCCCGCTGAATGAAGTACTCGGGAGAAAGCTCGCTTATTGGATCGCCGAGATAGATGGCAGGTTAGACCACGAGGATGATTTCCAAGAAAAACTCTTGCAGTTCCCTAAGCTATTGGAGGACTCAACTTTTTTTGACAAGGAAGAGGAAGCCTTTATCAAAGATATGTTTCTGCACATGCTCTCGCTGACCTTTATCGTGCAGCGGCACAAGGAGGAAATAGAGTTATTCTGCGAGGAATACAACAATTTAGGCTGTTAATAAGAAAGCGTATGGAAGATTACACAGAAGAGATTCGGGAGCTGATAGGGAGGTATTACAGCCCTATAGCGACCACCGATAGCTGGGCATGTACTTATAAGAGTACCTTTGAGCTGCTGGCTATGGTAGTGGGGGTGATCCCCACTACCCCAGTAAGCGAACATGATATCTACGAGCTGATGAAAGAAATAGGTTTTACCATAGAACTGGTGGAGCAGGAACAAGGAGAAGCCTTCTTGTGGAAGCTGTATAAGAAGAGTGAAAAGTAAAGCCCCTGAAAAACTTTAACACAAATTCCTCACAAAAAAATGACAAAAATACTTGCACGATACAAAAATATATCGTACCTTTGTGATGTCCTTGAAGGTCGGGGATGCTGAGAGAGAAGACAGCAAGGTTCTTTGAAAACTAAAAAAAAAGAGATGCATCTAAAAATAGTCTTTAAATGCAAATCCTTTAAAATAGTTCTTGAATTTTCATTTAGGAAAATTTCAATAAAGATTTTTTAGGCTTGGATTGGGGGTCGCCTCCCCCAATTCTCTCTCTTTTTTATTTGAGGGCAAAAGTAATACTAATTTTTTAAACTTGCAAACATTATGAAAGAAAAAAAACAACCGAGGTTTGAGGTAGAAATACCCCTTAAGTGGTGGCATTGGTTATCATTTGTTCTACTAATATTATTGTTATGGAAAATACTCAGATAAGAGCGCAAGTATTAGCGATTGTGGAGACCTTCGGCATGAAAGGAAAAGTAGTGGCTAAAGCAATGGGCGTTACTGAGAGTACTTACAACATGAAAAAAGTGCCTGCGGAGAATGGCCATAGCTTCAATGAGAAAAACCTTCAGGACTTGGTAGCCTATATCAAGCAAGAAGCCGAAAAGCTGACCCTTAATGATTAACAAAAAAATTAAAAGCAATGGAAACAAAAGTAACAGACATAGAAGCGCGTAAAAAACAACTAATTGAGGAGGAGATCAAGTACTGGATGTTTATCGGAGGGCTTGTGGTGATCATAGGCCTTGTGGTGGGTGCTGTACTGTGGATAGCAGGCGTGGTGCGCTGGTGGGGTGCCTCACTGATCCTTGTGGCCACAGTGGCGTATTCCTACTATACAGATGTGATCGGCAAGCGTTCGGGCGATCGCATACAAGCCATACAGGACGAGGCAGGCTTTGCCGCTCTCAAGCAGCGAGATCAGGAACGGAAGCGAATAAGGAAAGGGGCATTTTGGCTTATTTTTGCAGGAATGTTTGCCTTTGGGCTATACCTATTTAGTCAGTATACCGATGCAGCGCTGGGTATGATCATTGTATTTACATACTTTGGCGTATGCTTCCTTATCGCGAGGTACTTATGGCGAAAACTTTTATAGTGACCAGTGACAAGTGAAAGAGTCCTTTCCTGAATGGAAAGGGCTCTTTATTTTTGCAGTGGTCAGTAGTCAGTGGACAGAGGCTGACAGCTGACAGCTGACGACTAACCACTAATCACTGACAACTGACCACTAATAACTAACACCTGTAAAAAATGGCAAAGAAAGTAACGACAGATTTGGTCATCACGATCAATGGAAAGCAAGTATCGGACAGTTTCACGGGGATTTCCAAAGCGGTAAAGGATTTGGAAAGAGACCTAAAAAAACTCACACCTGGCACGGAAGAATTTAACAATAAAGCAGCAGAGCTAAAGGAGGCTAAGGCACATTTGGAGCGTATAAAGAGCGAGATTCAACAAGCTACAGCGGCGCTTGATCAGGTGACGGGGAGCGCCGAGCGAGCAGGCTCCGCCCTTGAGGCGGCGGGGCGCAAGAGTGAGGGCTTTTGGTTAGGGATAAAGCAGATAGTTACAGGGAACCTGCTTACAAGTTTTCTGGGGACGCTTGCAGGCACGGCTAAGGATTCGGTAGGCGAACTCTTGGAAATCTCCGATGCGATGACGGGGGTAGAGAAAACCTCAGGACTTGCCGCTGAGAAGGTGCGCGAGCTGTGGAATGACTTCGACGAGCTGGACACCCGTACAGGGAAAAAGGAGCTGCTGGATATTGCCCAGATCGGAGGACGATTGGGGATTACGGACAAGGAGCAGCTCAGGGAATTTACCGAGGAGATAGACAAGATCTACGTAGCCCTTGGGGATTCGTTCCAAGGAGGATTGGAAGCAGTTACCACCAAGGTAGGCAAGCTCAAGAACCTATTCGAAGAAACCAAAAATCAGAACTACGGGGAAGCGCTGAACGCCATAGGCTCGGCGCTGAACGAGCTGGGCGCCAATGGTACGGCCAGCGAAGAGAATATATCCGATTTTGCTACCCGTATAGGACAATTACCCGATGCGCTCAAGCCAACGATCGCGCAGACCTTGGGCTTAGGGGCGGCATTCGAAGAATCAGGAATTGACGCAGAGATCGCCTCCAGTGGGTATTCGCGCTTTATGAGCGTAGCGGGTACGAATGTAGAAGCCTTTGCCAAACAGATGAAGATATCAGCCGAGGAAGCCAGGGCGCTCTTTGAGACCAAGCCCGAGGAGTTCTTCTTGCGATTCGCCCAAGCCATGAAGGGGTTAGGCGCGGAGGGTACAGCGGAGGTACTCAAGGGCTTAAAGCTGAACACACTGGAAGTACAGAAAGCCATAGGGGCAGCAGGCGCCAATGCGGATCGCTTTCGGGAGATGATGAGCTTGGCAGGGGAAGCGATGGAGGAAGGTACCTCCATACAAGAGGAGTTCAACAAGGTTAATAATAACACCGCGGCCATCTGGGAGAAGATCAAGAAGGTATGGAAGGAAACCTTTACCAGCACTTGGATACAAGGTTTTTTCTCCTATATTATCCAAGCACTGGGCTGGCTTACTGGGGTTACGAGCAAGGCGGGCGATGGAGTGAAGGTATTCAGGGAGCGCATTGCCTTTTTGCTGAAGACCTTAGGAGTCTGTATTGCTGCCGTGGTAAGCTATAAGACAGCGGTGAGCTTGGCCACAATGGCAACCAAAGAAGCATGGCAGCAATCGCTGCTATATAATGCAGCGCTGAAGGTCAAGACGGCACTAATGCAAGCAGGAAAAGGGGCGGCACTGCTTCTTTCGGGAGCCAAGGCAGTCCTTACAGGGAATATAAAAAGAGCTACCGAAGCCATGCGTGATTTCAATATAGTCACAAAACTTAGTCCCATAGGGCTATTGGTGGGAGTGATAGGGGCGGCAGCGGCTGCTTATATAGCCTTTAATAGAGAGCAGAAGCAGGCGCTTACAGGACAGAAGTTACACAATGATGCCATCAAGGAAGCCAATGTACAGACCGCGGTGGAGGTGAACCACTTACAGCAGCTATTGGCTGTTGCCAAAGATGTACAGAAGCCATACGAGGAGCGCCGTAGGGCTGTGGCGGAGCTAAACCGATTGGTTCCTGAATACAACGGCAACCTTACAGTAGAGACAGCACAGACAGAGGAGGCTAAAAAGGCTTTGGATAGGTATGTGGAGAGCCTAAGGGCTGCGGCCAGAGAGAAGTACCTCAAAGCGATTGTGGATCAGAAAGCCGAAGCGCTGGCCAAGGCGGAATATTCGAGCCTTGAGGAGAATATCTCGTGGTATCAGAAGGCATGGAATAGCGTCAAAAGTATGGGGAATATGACTATGGCTGCCCAGAACAATATCGTTAGTTCCTTGGAAAATCGCAGCAAACGTATCAAAAATGCCGAGCAAGAACTCAAGACTGCCACAGAGCAACTGATGAAGGAGCAGGCTAAAAAAGTAGAGGGCTCCACAGCGAGCACAGATACCCCCGATACGCCGATAATAGGAAGCAGCGGAGACAAAGAGGGCAAGGGCAAGGCAGCCAAGGCAAAAGACTATACCCAAGAGTATGAGGCGGCCAAGCGTGCCCGCTTACAGGCGGAGCAGGAGCTACAGAAGGAGATAGCCCAAGGGCTGGAGGAAAGCCTCGATAAGCAGTTGGCCACCACAGAGCAGAAATACAATGAGAAGAAGTTCAAGCTACAACAAGAAAACGCCACTCTGGAACAGGAAATCAGCACCCTTGCGGCGGAAAAGAGCAACGATCCCAATCGGGAGAAAGCCATCGCAGAGAAGCGCCAACTCATGGAGCTTAATAAGCAGATAGAGATAGCCTATGAGCAGCAGAAGGAGCAGGAACTCTCACAAGTCAGGGAGAAATACCACGCCAAGGAAGCTGAGCGCAGGGTCAAGGAACGAAACCGAGAAATAGATGCCCTTCGCCGCCAGAAATCCGAGGAAATCATAGAGATACAGAGCTTGGAGGAAGCCAAGAAGCAACTGAGAGAAAACCTATCAGCGGGGGAACTCTCACAGATTAAGACACTTGAGGACGCTAAAAAAGCCCTAAGAGCACAAGCCGAGAAAGAGCTGTTGGCACTAAGCCTGAAAAACTTTGAGGAGCAGAAACAGATCCTTATGGGCTACCTCTCCACACTTACAGGGGAAGCCAAGGAGAAACTGGTCGAGGACATCACCCAGATAGAGGACAAGATAGTCCAAATCAAAGAGAAGCTGGACAACATCAAGAACAACAAGGACACTAAAGAGAAGAATGCCGCAGACAAGGAGCTGGAGAAGGTTGATGTATTGGGATTCTCGGCCAAGGACTGGAAGGATACCTTTTCCAACCTTGATGAGATGAGCAACCGCTTTAAGGCTGTGGATATGGCTGTAGGAGCGATGAATAATGCATTTAACATGTTCTCCCAACTCCAACAGGGGCTCAACCAAAAGGAAATGGCTACTTTTACAAAGAATCAGGAACAGAAGAAAAAAGCCCTACTCAACCAGCTCAACCAAGGGTATATCTCACAGGCGCAATACCAAAAGGAGCTACAGCGCTTGGACGAGGAAGCCGATGCCAAAAAGAAAGAACTTAGTGTAAAGCAGTTCAAAGCGCAAAAGGCAATGAATATGATGAATATTATAGCCAATACAGCAACAGGGATCATGCGCGCTTATTCGGATACGGGACCTATAGCAGGGAGTGTCTTTGCTGCAATTGTAGGGGCTTTAGGGGCTGTACAATTGGGGATTGTAGCCTCTCAGCAGGCGCCAAGCTATGCCAAGGGAGGATATACCAAGGGCTTAGGATTTAAGGACGAAAGCGGGCAGGAGGTAGCCGGAATTGTACACGGGGAGGAGTATGTGGTACCCCAGTGGCTCAAGAAAGATCCCGAAGTGGCGCAAGTGGTGGAATGGCTGGAAGCCAAGCGCTTGGGGCAGTCCCCTCAGGGCTATGAATCAGG